AGCATCACCTGCTCTTGGCGTATGCCAGACAGGCGTAGTGCAAAGCTGTGTAGTGTGCGGAACCACGGCAGTTGTGTGGGCTCCAGATTGAAGCGCTTACAGGCACGTTCTACCGCTTCGTTGGCCGCCTGCCGGGTAAAGGCAAAGTAGCCGATGTGCATGGGGTCAACGCCGGACGACAGAGCCTCATCTACTTTGTTAAGTAGCGCCGTTGTCTTGCCGGTGCCGGGCGGCCCGTATATGCGGAAGATTTTAGTGTCCATTGGTCGCCTCTGTAAGTTTCAACTCCAGCAGTTCAAGGCTGCCCTTGCCGAGGTTCGGTATATCCCCAAGGTTTTTCTTTTTGCTGTAGTCGATGAACTCTTCAAATGTCAGGTCGAACAGGCCCTCGTTTTTGAGGCAGTTACGGATACGTCGAGGCAGAACGAGATCACACATTTTTCGGGGCTCATCTACGCTCTGCATCCACTGAATGTGCTGTGAAACGGCCACGACAATCTGCTTGATCCGTTGGCGGGACAGGTCCATTTCTTCTGCGATTGACTGGTAGGTGCGAAGCGCCACCACCCGTTGCTCATGTATGTAAAGGTCACGGCTCTTCATCAAAAGGGTGCCTCCTCACTGTTGTTGCTATTACCAAAAGTTGGCGTGTTGATCTCGACGTCTACAGAGTCAAAGGCCGTGATCTCCCAAACACGCACGGGCCTACCCTTAATTTTCATCAAGCGGCTCTGTGCACCCATGTCTCGTAAGCGCTGAGCGATCTTGTGCGTCTTGTATTCAAAGAACTTGTTGCGCTTCAGAAAGCCTTCAAAGTCTTTTAGCCGGAAAAGCGTGGTGTTATTCTCCTCATCCGTCCACGGGCGCTTGAGCAGTATCTCTTCCTTGTCGTTGGCCTTTTGCATATGAGCGCAGAACTCTTCCAGATAATCGTAGAACTGGCCACTTATGCTGGCGTCTTCGGCGACATCTATGATGGCGCTCTCATTGTCCCGCATTTCGTTCATTAGGCCGCCGATACGACCTTCCCAGACCTGCTTACTAACAGTGCGGGGCATGAAGTTCAGTTGTTCCATGCAACATTTCTGAAAGGATGTCTGGCTCATCAGACCTTCAGTATCAAGTTCTAGCGGCTCGCCGTTGACGTCCAAAAACCAGACCGGCGGGTTGGAGTTGTATTTGCGCAGGTTCGCAATCGCTGCGCCTTGAATGGCTGCGCCGATGCCGTGCTTGCGTGTTTGACAGAGCTCTTTGTTGCAATGCGCGTTGATTGGGCTGTCGCTACAGCGGTAAGCGTAGTCCTTCTTCTCAAGCTGCTTGGCTACAATGTTAACCTCGCTCAGAGGCAGCGGCGGCTCCAAATACTGCATGTTGTATGTCAGGATCTCGGACTCCCAGCTATCCGGGTATGCCTTACGCAGATAGACGCCGATGTTGAACAGGCCGTTGTTTCGCCCACCCTCAGATATTTTGTTTTTGAGCAGGAACTGAAGGCATGGCGGCCCATCTTTCATAGGCGACACTTCTTCCGGATCACCCACTTGCAGGGCCATTATTTGTTCCGGCGTCTGCTTGTGCGCCTCATATAGCTCTATAAACTCTTTCAATGTGGCAGAGGTGCCGTCGTCTTTGATGGCATAGCGCAGCCCGTCTTCTGCGTTGTAGTACGGCAGGTTCAGGAAGTTGCCCACGTCGTCGCGTTCAAGGTTGAGCTTGATCTGCTTTGGGAAGATTTCACTGCCGCCATAGCCCAGCGCTGCGGATATCTGTTGCAGGGTCGCCTGCATGTCCTTGGCGTCTACCCACTCGGTCGTAAACAGAAAGCAGTGTGCGCCGCCAGACTTAGAGCGGCAGACGACGAGAGGCAGCTTGAGCTTGCGGATTTTTTCGACCAGCACTTTGTGGTCGAGCGGATATTGGTCAACGTCAACACAGCCCCAGACGCATTTGTTATCCTCGTTGATCGGGATAACACCAATGCCGCGCCCCTTGCCGGACAGGTGCCCCTCCCACAGGGCCGTGGTCCGCGGTTCGCGTATAATGGCTGCTCGTCCGGTGTTCTTACCGTTAGCTTGTGTTTTCTCTATTTTATATGTGCCATACGCTAATTTAAGCCCATCGAATATGGCTGAAAACTTTTCTACTGACATGATGTTCCCCAAAAAGGACGAGACGGCAGAGGCCCGTGCGCCCCTACCGCCTCGACTTTTTAGAACGGTACGTCGTCCGGGTTGATATCCCCGACGCCGGACTCGTCCTGATGCTTCACAACCACTTCGCCTGCGGCAATGCTCTTGGCAAATTCCTTGGCTCGGTTGTAAGTCGTCATGTCTTCGACAGGGCCCACACGGCTCATTTCCCAACCGTGCCAGCTACCTTTCGAGTTCTCCTCAAGCTGGGTTTTGAGGTGATACACATGACTGAAGCGAGGCGGGGTGAACGGCCCGTTTTTCCCTTGCATCGTCAGCGACGAAACCATGCTGTTCCATTTACGCGACTTTTTCAGTTGCGTAGATTTCATGGCGAGCAGCGCAGTTTCAGCAGCACCGTCCTCGTGCAGGACGATGACATAGTGCTGATGGGTTTCTTCGATGTAGTGCCCAGACCCATCTTGCACGTATTCGCGGTTGTCTTCAGTAGACCGCTCGGTTTTGGGCATAGCTTCGCCCGGAAGGAAGATGGCCACGGGAGCGCCCGTACCTTCGCCCAAAGGGGCCCATTGGATGAACCGACGCTGGTAGGCACACGGGATGACCTTGATGCCGTCCTTGCCCCTTAGAACCTGCCCAGTGACGGTATTGTAAATGTCACCTTTGCGGGCGTCTTCTAATACGTCGAGCTCCTTGCTCATGCCGCCCAAAATTTTCAGGAACGGCAGCGCAAGATCTTCTGCGCCCATGTTTTCCAAACCGGAACCGGCATCGTCCTCAAACATAGTCGGGTCGAAAGCGATTACTTCAGCAGACTTGGTCTCTGCCACTTCGTTCTTTTTGCTGGCCATTATTTTTTCCTCCTAATGATGGCTCGTTGTCCCACATACGCACCGAAAAGCTCCATAGGGAAGTCGTCTCCGTTTTCCACACGCTCTTTAACCCAAGCGCGTAAGGTAGACGAGTGCACAGACGTATCCTGCTCAGCAAGATAGCCGCGCTCTTCCGCAATCTCACGGAACTGCTCAGCCTTTTCGTCTTCGCCCATGCCAAACGAGCATGAGACGGTGTTCTTAACGATGTCGCCGAACCCGTTGTCACGGAGCCATTGATATGCTTTGGGACGATTATCTACGAGGATAGATGCCCCGTAGGTCTGCTTGACAGAGACTTCTGAGCCATCATCAAGCGTCATGCTGGAAAGTCCAATCTCTGCCAACATGGTCGGCAGATCTTCATCCGTCATCTTCATCAGGCTTTTCTTTGCTTGCTTAAGATTTGCCTCAAGCTCTGCGATCGCCTCTTCTTGATCACGGATTGCCTTGGCCAATCCAGCCACGGTCGTTAGGTCGCTCTGGTCGAGCTTCTCAACGGAAGAGGCCAACTTATCTTCAAAGTCAGCCTCCATCTGGTCAAAAATGTTACTCATTCGTGTGTCCTCTTTCGTGATTAAAGGCTCCTTTCGGGCCTTGACTCCTAACATATATTCTCATATGTTCGCATAGTCAAGGAGAAAAATCGTGAAAAAGTACACGTTCAAGACTGAACCGTTCGACCATCAACGTAAGGCTCTCACAGATTCGTGGGCCGCGGAGTATTACGCGCTGTTCATGGAGATGGGAACAGGCAAGTCTAAGGTGGCGATTGATACTATCGGCATCCTGCACATGATGGACAAGATCAACGCTGCTTTGATCGTAGCGCCAAAAGGTGTTTATGACAACTGGGTTAAGGGAGAGATCCCATCCCACCTTCCTGACAGCATCGAGCGGCAGGTCATGCGGTGGACGCCGTCAGCTACCAAGAAGTATCTACACGAGATCCGGGACTTCATGTTCGGCGAGGAAAGGCACCTCCGCATTTTTGTAATGAATGTTGAGGCGTTGTCTACGCCGCGAGGCACCAAGGCCGCGCTGACGTTCTTGCAGAAATACCCTGATAACATCGTGATAATTGACGAAAGCACCACGATAAAAAATCGTAAAGCTACCCGTACTAAAAACATTATGACGATGTCTCATTTTGCCAAATACAAGCGCATCCTGACCGGCTCACCTATTACCAAAAGCCCAATGGACCTGTTTAGTCAGTGCGCCTTTTTGTCTAATGATGCGCTGGGCTTTACCAGCTACTTCGCATTTCAAAATCGTTACGCGCTCGTGCAAAAACGCAAGATGGGTAATCGTGCGTTTCAAGAGATTGTTGGCTATCGCAGATTGGACGAGCTCAACCAGAATCTTGACCGGTTTAGCAACCGCATCTTGAAAGACGAGTGCTTAGATCTTCCAGACAAAATGTATGTTCGACGAGACGTCGAGTTAACGGAAGAGCAGAAGCGGGTTTACAAACAGATGAAAAAGCTGGCTTTGGCTAAGCTGGACAATGGCGAGTTAGCCACCACCGCTAGTGTTCTGACGCAGATCATGCGTCTTCAACAGATATGCTGTGGTTTTCTGCAACCAGACGAGGGTGAGATCCAGCCGATTGATAACAACCGGCTGAAGGAGTTGCTGGAAATTACAGAAGAGTTACAGGGAAAGGCTATCATTTGGGCGTCGTATACACACGGCATTCAACAGATAGCTTCGGCCCTGCGCGACCGCTTTGGGCCCGAAGCGGTCGCAACTTATTATGGCGAGACACCACAAGATGAGCGCCAAGAGATCGTGGACCGGTTCCAAGATAAGGACGGGCCGTTACGGTTTTTTGTCGGTCAGCCCAAGACAGGCGGCTACGGCATCACTTTGACTGCGGCGAATACGGTCATTTATTACAGCAATAGCTACGACTTAGAAATACGGTTGCAGTCCGAAGACCGCGCACACCGCATTGGGCAGAGCCGTAAAGTGACTTACATTGACTTGGTGTCGCCCGATACGATTGACGAGAAGGTGCTAAAAGCCTTGCGGAGTAAGATTGACCTCGCCGGTAAAGTGCTAGGCGAAGAGGCTAGGGCTTGGCTGCTTTAACCGAATTGAGTGCGGGCTAGTTGGAGGCCTCCCAACCCAACGGTTTTTACGCCTTGAAATCCAGAGAGAGGTGAGGCTGCTAAGTTTGTGAAGTTGTTTGACATATCAGGGGCCAACATTGTTGGGTTACCGCCCGTTTCAACGACGTTTTGAAGATAAGCTTGAACTTCTGGGGGTTTCACATCTCGCTGCGCTAAACGGCCTTGAGCTCGTTGAACTAAGAGTTCAGGGGTCATGGGGGTGCTTGACATACCGGTATTAGCGTTAAAGGTATCGTAAGTGTCGCCAAAGTAATTAAGGGCACTTTGCATGTAGTCCGGCTCTTGCGTCTGCACCGTACCAGTTGGGGCCATTCCTAGTTGGAGGCCTCCCAACCCAACGGTTTCTACGCCTTGAAATCCAGAGATGGGTGATGGTGCTCCGGGCCGAAGTGTTACGCCGCCCGGTCCATTCCCGCTGGGTAAGCCAAATCCGGGGCCCGGTTGACCTGCAACCATTTCACCGCCGGGAAGAACTCCCATTAGTGGCTGCGCTGAAGATAATTTGCTCATCATATTAGGGGCCTCCATTGTGGGGCGGCCACCCGTTTCAATTATATGCTGAAGATAAGCATCGACTTCCGGCGGCTTTATATCCGCCTGCATCAAACGAGATTGCGCCCGTCTTACCATTTCTTGTGGTGGTAGACCTGTTTGCAAGCCGCGAGGATCAGGGTTGAAGAAGTTATATGCGGACATCATGTAGTCGGGCTCTTGCGTCTGCACCGTACCAGTTGGGGCCATTCCTAGTTCTGGGTTAAGGAAATCTAACGGCCCCTGAGAGACACTTCCAAAGCCGTCATTTCCGGTACCTGTAAAAGTCGGGATTCTAGGTCCCGGAAGTTGCGTAGGTGTGCCGCCAGACATTGGGCCGCCACCAAACAAACCTTCTGGGAAATCTGGTGTAGGGCGCTCATATATTGGTCCCGGCAAGTTAGGAACTGGATTGCTAAAATCAAACCCTTGGTCAGGGTGAGGCATACCGCCGCCACCAAAGATATC